GCCAGCTTGCACGACGAGGCGTATTTCGCAGCAGTGATGAGGGCGACGATGCTGGAGAACCCTTGGATACCACATGATCCGACACCTAAGCAGGCAATGTTCCTCCTTATGCCAGATTTAGAAGTGTTTTACGGTGGGGCTGCCGGCGGGGGGAAAGCTCTTTGGGTGGACGAGTTAATTCCCACTCCCGATGGTTGGAAGCGCATGGGAGACATCCAAGTCGGAGATTATGTTTTTGACAAAAATGGAAACCCTACTAAAGTTGTAGCTGTGTCAGAAATAATGTTAAACCGTCCTTGTTATAAAATATGCTTTGATGACGGTGCGGAAATAATAGCGGACGAACAACATCAATGGCTAACTTTTGATGCTAAAGAATTGGCAGCTTTAACCACGCGTAATGATGAATGGAGAGCTAAAAGAAGAGCAAAAAGGCCGAGTCGTGCAAAAGGCAGAAAATCTGCTAAATTTGTCGCTGCTATTACAGAGAGAAATAAGAAATTTCCTCCCCCGACTAAAGAACCACCAAAAGGGAATATATGGACTACAAAGGAAATTGCTAAAACTTTATTAACAACGAGTGGGCGTCGCAACCATGCTGTTCCGGTGCAGGGAGCATTACTGCTTCCTGAAAAAATACTACCGATAGAACCTTATCTTTTAGGGGTATGGTTGGGAGATGGACGGACGAATGCAGGCTCGTTCACAACAAAAGACCCGGAGATTGTAGAAGCTTTTGAAAAGGCTGGATATAAAGTTACTAGACAGTCAGGGAAATATGATTATGGCACTATTGGTTTTTCTCCAAAGCTGCGGGTTGCCGGATTATTAGGGAACAAACATATACCCCGAGAATATTTGCGCTCTTCTTATAAGCAAAGGTTGGAATTACTACAAGGTTTAATGGATACAGACGGGCATGCTTGCGAATCTGGCGCAGTTGAGTTTACGACAACGAACGAGAGACTTGCCAAAGACGTTTTCGAGCTCATAATCAGTTTAGGCATGAAAGCTGCTATTCAGACAGGCAAAGCAACACTAAACGGTAAAGATTGTGGTACAAAATACCGGATAAAGTGGATGGCAGATGTTCCCGTCTTTCGGTTACAAAGGAAATTAGCAAAACAGAAAATAACCGGCCACAGAAGAACAATAAAATTTAGATATATTGTTTCATGTGAGCAGGTAGAAAGCGTTCCGGTAAAATGTATTAAAGTCGCTTCCCCAGATGGAATATTTTTAGCAGGACGAAATATGATTCCAACACATAATTCGGACGCCCTGCTGATGGCAGCATTGCAGTACGTTGACGTACCGGGCTATGCTGCTATTTTGTTTAGGCGAACCTACACGGACTTATCATTACCTGGGGCACTCATGGACCGGGCCCACGAATGGCTGCAGGGGACGGAAGCCCGATGGAGCGAGAAAAATAAAACTTGGACGTTTCCCTCCGGGGCCACCTTGAGCTTCGGTTATTTGGAAAGCGAAAACGATAAGTACCGCTACCAGTCAGCCGAGTTTCAGTTCATCGGCTTTGATGAGCTTACCCAGTTTACCGAAACACAGTATCGCTACCTTTTCTCCCGGCTCCGGCGGCTGGAGGGTTCAAGTATACCGCTCCGGATGCGGGCGGCGTCAAACCCGGGCGGTATCGGGCACGAATGGGTTAAGCAACGGTTTATCGTGGGGGACAAGCCTTTTGTACCAGCAAGCCTGGACGACAACCCTCATATTGACCGGGAAGAGTATATAAAAAGCTTGATGCACTTAGACCCTGTTACTAGAGAACAACTACTAAAAGGTGACTGGACAGCAAGAGAAGTAGGTAACAAGTTTAAACGTGAGTGGTTTGAGATTGTTGATAGTTATCCCGCAGAAGCCCGACTGATCAGGTATTGGGATTTAGCGGCCACGGAACCGAAGCCGGGCAAGGACCCGGACTGGACAGCAGGGGCATTATTAGGTGAAAAAGACGGGATATATTACATTGTCGATATAAAGAGGACCAGGGCCACACCGCAGGGTGTGGAGAAACTCATTAAGCAGACAGCGGAGTTGGACGGGAAGAGAGTAACGATTTACATGGAGCAGGAGCCCGGCAGCAGTGGGGTTAATACGATAGACCATTACCGGCGCAGGATACTAGCCGGTTTTGCTTTTTATGGAAACAAGACAACAGGTTCTAAAGAAATGAGGGCAAACCCAGTTAGTTCTCAGGCAGAGGCAGGGAATATAAAGCTGGTGCGGGGCCCGTGGATAAATGACTTTTTGGACGAAGCAGAATTATTCCCACACGGGGCCCATGACGACCAGGTTGATGCTGTATCTGGTGCATTTGAACAGTTGACCCAAGATAAAGGCATCTTCATCGGTAGGGCCTAGGAAGGAGGCGAGTTGATGAAAAATAAGCGGATAAGTCTGCGCCAGGCCCTAGGCATGTGGCTGCTGGGCGTATCGCCGCAGGAAATGAAGAGCGCAACCACCGGCCAGCTACTGCCGGTGTGGCAGAGTGGGAAGCCAATATGGACGGACTGGAGCACGGATAAAGCCGTCCGGGAGGGGTATAAGGCCAGCACGTGGGTTTATGCCTGCATCCACCGCATAATGAAAGCCGTGGCCAGCGTACCGTGGGTAGTCAGCCGGCGGACAAAAGCCGGCGAATGGGAAGTCGTGCCCGGCCATCCGCTGGAGGAGCTCCTAAAAAAACCTAATCCGTACATGAGTGGGCAGGATCTTATCGAAAGGATGACTGCCCATCTTTATTTAGGTGGGAATGCCCTGTGGACGAAGATCCGGGTCCGGGGGGCAGTGGTAGAGCTCTGGCCAATCGGCCCGGATGGAATAAAGCCGGTGCCCAGCCAAAAGAAGTTCATTGAGCGGTACGAATATAAGAAAGACGGCGTCAATCACAGCATAAAGCCTGAAGATATAATTCATGTTATGTTCATTGACCCGGCCAATCCGTACTGGGGGATGTCGCCCCTGCTGGCCGGGGCCCGGACCGTTGATACTGACATCGAGGCTGTGAAATGGAACAAGGTTTCCTTACAGAACCGGGCTATTACGGACGGGGTGTTTAGCTTCAAGGAACCGCTAACAAAGGACCAGTGGGAAGAAGCCAGGAGACAAGTCAGGGAGCAGCATCAGGGTGCAGATAATGCCCGCACTCCGTGGGTGCTAGGCGGGGATGCTACCTGGCATCAAATGAGCCTGTCCCCGGCAGAGATGGACTTCATTGAAAGCCGGCGGATGACCCGGGAAGAAATTTGCGCTATATTCCAAGTCCCGCCGCCGATGGTGGGAATATATGACCATGCGACATTGGCAAACATTGAGACGGCGAGGAAAATATTCTGGCTGGATACGGTCATTCCTTTCTTGGAGGATTTGCAGTCGGCTTTCAACCTGGCCTTGACCCCTGAATTCGGGGACGACCTGATGTTGGAGTTTGATGTGTCGAATGTAGAAGCCATTCAGGAGAATTATCACGATAAGATTGAAACGGCCAAAACTCTGTGGGCAATGGGCGTACCGTTTAATCAGATAAACCAGCAGCTTGAATTGGGCTTCAATGATATTCCCGGCGGTGATATAGGATATTTGCCCATGAATCTGCTGCCAGCAGGAATGACGGCACAGGAGCCGGGTGGTGAGGAATCGGACGAAGGCAAAGAGGGCAAGTTACTGCTCAACAAAGCTTGGAACCTTACCGAAGAAAGCCAGAAAGCGGCATACTGGAAACGGTTCGAACGCCGCCGGCAGAACTGGGAGAAGAAGGTGGCCCAAATAGTCGGCAGACGGTTCCGGGATGAAGGTCAGAAAGTAGCCGAGGCCTACGAAGAAGGCCGGGACGTGGACGGAGTGGTAGACGGCCAGAGGCCCGAATGGGAGACCATGATGACCGCAATTTATGCCGGCGTCATGGAAGACTTTGGGCAGGAGACAGGAGAGGCCCTGTCAAAGAGCGCCGGGTCTTCTGAACGGAAGTTTGAGTTTGACCCCTGGATGGATAATGTCCGGGAATGGATAGAAGCAGTGGTAGCAGAAAAAGTTGTTCAGATTACCAGAACAACAAAAGACATGATAAAGCAGGAAATCACCGCTGGCTTCGAGGAGGGAGAGAGCACTCAGGAAATAGCCCGGAGGATTAGAAAACTATATCAAGATTTTTCGGTAAGACGGGCCATGACCATAGCCAGGACCGAAGTAGTAGCTGCCTCCAACGCAGGCAGCCATTTTGCTGCAGAACAAACGGGACTTGATTACCAGCGTGTATGGTTGTCCTCCCGGGACGAACGAGTACGGGATGACCATGCCGACATGGACGGTCAGAAAAAAGGAAAGAACGAACCTTTTGAGGCACCGGACGGCAGCTTGCTGATGTTTCCCGGGGACACCAGCTTGGGGGCGGCGGCAAGTCAGACCATACAATGCCGGTGCACAGAGATTTATGAGGTGAGGAGGTAGGGGGATGGAGATAAAGAGCTTTCCCTTTGAGGCGAAGGTGGACTTGGAGAAATATGAGTTTGAGGGGTATGCCAGCACCTTTGGCAATACAGACCTAGTTGGAGACGTAGTCGAAAAAGGGGCTTTCAAAAAAACAATCCAAGAACGCTTGCCAAAAAACTTGATTAAAGTGTTGTGGCAGCACTACGACCCGATGGGGGTCCCTAAGCACATGGAAGAGGACAGCAAGGGCCTCTATGTGGTGGCTAAGGTGTCCAAGACCAGAGAAAATCAGGACAGGTTACAGCTAATGAAAGACGGCGTCGTGGACCGGTTGTCTATCGGTTATGACGTTGTCAAGCGTGAAATTGAGGAGCTGGAGGACGGCAAGCGGATCGTTCATCTGAAGGAGCTAAAGCTGTATGAATTCAGCCCGGTAACCTTCCCGGCCAACGAGGAGGCCGTTATCACCGGGGTAAAAGGCAGGGAGCTGGAGGAACTGCTAAAGCGCATCCCCCAGCTGGAACAGTACATCAAAGCAGGGCATTTCCTCACCACTGCCAGCCGGCAGAGGATAGAGGATGCTATAAAAGCACTTCAGGCACTTCTGAATTCTTTCGAGGAGCCGGAGAATTCCACTCCGAAGAGCCAGGAGCCGCCCAAAATAGAAGGCATTGACCCGGATGAATTCCAGTCAGTGTTGGAAGAGTTGCGAAACTTTAGAAAATCATTGAGGAGTGTGAGCTAAATGGATTTGAAAGAACTTCTAGCTGAATTTAAAAAGACGGCTGATGAGTTGAAGGCTATGATTGATAAGCAGGCCGAGGAAATTAAGGCGCACGGTGAAACCTCTGCAAAGACGGCCAAGTCTATTGATGAACTGGACAAGCGGATCGTGGAGCTCAACAACGAAATAATCGAGCTGCAGAAGGCCGGACAGCGGCCATTCTACGGTGGGGAGCCTGTGAAGTCTATCGGGCAGCAGTTCATTGAGTCCGAGCAGTACAAAGCAATGGTGCAGCGAGGCGTACCTTACTGTGATCCGGTACAGGTTAAGACCCTGGCTTCCGACCCGGCTCCTCTGACTTCCGACCCGGCTTCTGCCGGTGCTTTGGTGGTGCCGTATCGGTATCCGGAGGTAATCGCTGCGCCTGACCGGCCGATGACATTGCGGCAACTGCTTGCTACTTCTACCACCACTAGCAACGCCATTGAATATGTTGTGGAAGTAGGATTCCAGAACTCTGCTACCGTTGTTCCTGAGACACAAGACAAGCCGCAGTCTGAGCTGTCGTTCACTCTCAAAACTGAATCGGTTAAGACTATTGCCCACTGGATACCGGCCAGCCGGCAGATTCTTTTCGATGCGCCGCAGTTGAGGGGTTATGTGGACCAGCGGTTAATCTACGGGCTGAATTTAGCAGAAGAACAGGAAATCCTGTATGGTGCTGGTGATGGTGCTGGTGGTGCCAACCTGCAGGGTATCATGACACATACGGCAATCCAGAACTATACATGGAGCCAGGGCCAGCCCGGGGACACCAAGATTGATGCTATCCGCCGCGCAATCACCCTGGCAAGGGTAGCCGAGTACCCGGTGACGGGCATCGTGTTGCATCCGAAGGACTGGGAGGACATCGAGCTAGCCAAGGGTAGTGACGGACGCTATATCTGGGTATCTGTCACCGAAGGCGGTCAGTCCAGACTGTGGAGGGTGCCTGTAGTTGATACCACGGCAATCCAAGAGGACGAATGTCTCCTGGGCGCTTTCCGTATGGGTGCCATGCTCTGGGATCGTGAGCAGACCACCATACGGGTTGCCGAGCAGCACGAGGACTTCTTCGTGAAAAACATGGTTGCAATCCTGGCCGAAGAGCGGATTGCCCTGACCATCTTCAGGCCGGAAGCCTTCGTGGCTGTGGAGTTCGACCAGGCACCGCAGCAGTCGTAAGGGGGGTTATGGATGATCGTGAGGATGAAGGCCCTTCGGACTTTTTCTTGGCACCCGAAGGGCCTCATTCCTCGCGGCTCTGAATTTGAAATCCGCGAGGAAATGGCAAGGGAACTGGAAAAGCGGCGGCTTGCCGTGAGGGTGACATACCAGACTAAGGTGGTTACCCCGCAAATAAAGCATACCGGTGGCGGCTGGTATGAGCTTCCGGATGGCAGTAAGGTGAAGGGCAAGGAGGCTGCGGAGAAGGCCCTGAAGGAGATGGTAGGAAATGGCACTCAAGGACAAGATAACCCTGACCCTTGAAGAGGTAAAAGCGTTCCTGCATATTGACCACGATGCAGAGGATGTTGTGCTCCAACGGATGCTATCAGCCGCCGCCAATGCTGCGGAGCGGTACCTAAACCACGATTTCGGAGATGACCCCGTTCCGGAAGAAGTTGAGATCTGGATCATGAACCGTGTGGCCAGACAGTATCAGCGTCGGGGTGAAGGGTTGCGCCAGGAAAACTTCGAGGGCCACACCCAAGCCTGGGATCCCGAGGAATATAGAGACCTATGGCCGTACCGTAAGCTCCCGGGGGTGTAGCTGATGGCGAGATATAGGCATCGAGTGAACATTCAAAAAAGAGAACGGATATTTGACGGTGAGGGCTGGAAATATGATTGGCCAACCGTTGATACGGTATGGGCCAGTATCTCCCCGGTGAGTGCTCAGGAGAGGCTAGAATGGCAGAAGCTGGACGTGGAAGTGACACATAAAATAAGCCTGCGGCCTTATCCCGGCATTGACCGGATAAACCACAGGCTGGAATTCAAGGACAGGGTATTCAAGATCGTGTCAATTCTCAACCCTCAGGAGCTAGGCAGGCGGCTGGACTTGATTTGTACGGAAGAAGGTTAGCCAGAGGTGCTTTTTGTTGGGCATAAAGATTGAACTTAAGCGAAATTTGGACAAGGTCATAGATGCTCTGGACAGTATTGCAGGCCAGCGAATGACAGAGGCTTGCATACATGTCCAAAACAAGACCAAGGAGAAACTGAGCGGGAAAAGGACGGGGCGAGTGTATCGGGTACCGGGCACAAAGAAAACTTATGTGGCTTCGGCTCCCGGTGAGCCGCCGGCCGTCATGACGGGGCAATTGCGAAGCAGTATTAAGTACCGCATTGTCGGCGAACTGCAGGTGCTGAGGGGAGAGGTCGGTAGCGAACTCAAGAAGGCCCCGATGCTGGAATTCGGGACCCGAAAGATGGCGGCAAGGCCCTTCCTGCGGCCAACTTTCCAAGAAGAACTGCCGAAAATCAAAGAAATCCTGTCAAGGAAGTGGTTTTGATGCTGGCAAGTGCAATATTCCAACGATTGCTAAATGATCCGGAGCTGGCGGATATGCTGGCGACCATCGACGGCATGCCAGCCGTATTCCAGACATGGGCGGAGCTGGATACTCCCTTCCCTTATGTGGTATTCCGGCTTAGCGATACTGCCAGCGGCCACTGGGGGAGACGGGTGTTTACACTCTATATTGACGTATGGGACTACAATGATGGAGGACACCCGGGGACTGCCAAGGCCATCAGCAAGAGGATTGTGGAACTGTTCGACCGACAACGGTTGACACACCCGGATTATGAGGCTATCCGGTGCAGTCTCGACACCCGGGGCCTGATACCGGAGGACACTTCCGGGATAGTGCATTTGGCACATCAGTTTTCCGTTATAGCCTGGCGGAAAAAGTTCATTGAGAAACTTCTTGAGGAGTGATGAAAATTGGCAAGATATCACGGTGTTACAACGGAGACGGTCAAGAGACTGTTTGTTGATGCAGGGGCAGTATATCTTAACTACGACGAGCTGGACGAACGGTTGCTGGGGGCCACGCGGGGTGGCAATACATTTACCATCGAGCAGGACGTCAGGGAAATAGAAGTTGATGGGGCAAGGGGCCCCGTGAAGGGTCTAAGACGTATTATTGAGGTAAGGGCCCAGATTGTGGCCAACCTGTTGGAGATGACGACGGAGAATTTGAAAGCGGCCCTGGCAGGGGCGACGGTGGACGAAAACACCAACACCACTCACGACATAATTACTCGGGAGCTTACCATCAAAGATAGCGATTACCTCAAAAACGTGGCCCTGGTGGGGGAAATCAGCGGCAGTCAAGAACCTGTAATCTGCATCGTGAAGAATGCATTGGCCGACGGTAACTTCAGCGTTAATACCGCCGACAAAGACGAGGCTGGCCTTGAAATTACCTTCACCGGGCATTTTGACCCGGAAAACCTGGACGAAGAACCGTGGGAAATCCGGTTTCCCAAAATGGCTGGTGGTGGAGGGAGCTAATAAATGGATATAAAAGTAAGACCGTTAATTGTGGATGACCTATTTGCCGTAGCCAAGATTATCGCCAAGGCCACCAGCGAAGGGATGAAGGCTTTGGCCAGTGTGCAGGATGCAAGCGAAAGAGAAGTAGGCATGGCTATCGTCACCGTTGGGATAACTCATGCGGAAAAGGAAACTAAAGCATGGCTGGCGGATTTGGTTGGTAAAACTCCCGAAGAACTGTCCAAGATGCCGATTATGACAGTGATGTATATTGCGGAACAACTGGCAGAGCAAGAGGATATCAAAGTTTTTTTTACGAGAGCCAACGCCTTAGCCAAAAAGCTGGCCGGAAAGAAATAGCCCGGGTTGTGGACCAGATACAAAAAAGGTACGGGTGGACGGATGAAGTTGTGTACAAACTTCCGTTCACCCGTTTTCTGGAGATATGCGAAACAATCGCAAAAGCTAGGCAAGACGAAGCCAAGGAGCAGATGACCCTGGCAGCTTTTGTGGGCTGGCAGCAGGCCAAACTGTTCGGATACAAATACAGCTTTGCAAGATATTTGGAAGATTTAGGTTTGATAGAAAAGCACAAACCGACAGCAATTGAGCTACAGCAGAGGAAATCCCAGGCCCTGGCCCGGGCGGCGAAGATAGTAGAGATGGACAAGCGGCGCAAGGCAAAGGTGGTGAGCTAGGTGGAGATATTTAGTCTGGTCGGGAAAATCACACTTGAGGGAAAAGCAGCTGTAGAAAACGCACTGAAGGAAATAGATGAAAAGGCCAAAGACGTTGCCGACCAGTTCAATAAGGTTGGTTCTGTTTTTACAACGGCAGGCAAGAAAATATCGAACACAGGGAAAAACCTGTCCAAGTATATCACGGCTCCACTTACCGGCATTGGCATTGCGGCCGGGAAGATGAGCATCGATTTTGAGAGTGCGTTCGCTGGTGTTCGCAAGACTGTCGATGCATCTGAGCAGGAACTGGCTGCACTCCGGGACGGCATCCGTGACATGGCCAAAGAAATCCCAGCTGCGGCAACAGAAATTGCCGGCGTAGCCGAGGCAGCCGGGCAGTTGGGTATTGAGGTGCCGAATATCTTGAGCTTTACCCGGACGATGATTGATCTGGGTGAAGCCACCAACCTCAGCGCTGAACAGGCGGCCACTTCACTTGCCAGACTCGCAAATATAACACAGATGCCGCAGACGGAATTCGACCGGTTGGGCAGCACCATTGTTGCGCTTGGCAACAACCTCGCCACCACCGAAGCCGAGATTGTCGAGATGGGGCTACGGCTTGCCGGTGCAGGTAAGCAAGTTGGCCTAACCGAAGCCCAGATTCTTGGCCTAGCGGGGGCCTTATCTTCCGTTGGTATCGAGGCTCAGGCTGGTGGCTCCGCCTTTAGCCGGGTCATGGTAGACATGCAGTTGGCAGTTGAAACTGGTAGCGAAAGGCTGGAGCAGTTTGCCCAGGTTGCCGGCATGAGCGCCTCGGAATTCCAGCGGGCATTTAAAGAAGATGCTGCGGGTGCCATCATTGCATTCATCCAGGGGCTTGCCACGGCAGAAGAGCGCGGGATGAGTGCTATCGCAGTTCTTGACGAAATGGGTATCACCGAAATCCGCCTCCGTGACGCGCTGCTTCGTGCTGCTGGTGCTGGGGACCTGTTTAACGAGTCCATTCAAATTGGTACCCAGGCATGGGAAGAAAATACCGCTTTGACCACGGAAGCAGAGCAGCGGTACGGGACTACGGCCTCACAGCTGGAACTCCTCCGAAACAAACTGGAAGATGCGGGGATTGAACTAGGGGATAAACTTACTCCGATCCTGCGGGACAGTATCATCCCCTTGGTCGAAACACTTATCGGTCATATTAGTGGTTTAATTGACTGGTTCTCAAGCCTCGATCCCAAATGGCAGCAGGTTATTTTGACAGCAATTGGTTTTACGGCGGCGTTAGGGCCGTTGCTGTTAATCATAGGGAAGATAATAACGGTAGTAGGCACGATTACCGGTGCGCTTCCAATACTGGGCGCTGCATTTACGGCACTCACTGGACCTGTCGGCCTGGTAGTGGCGGCGATAGCGGCAGCAATAGCCATAGGCGTAGAGCTGTATAAGAATTGGGATACAATCAAGGAGAAGCTTGCCGAGATTTGGGGAAGTATCAAACAAACCGCATCTGATGTATGGAACGGCATTTGGGATATCATCAAAGGCGTTATCAACTGGATTATTGGCGGCATTAATAAGATGATTAACGCTCTAAACAGCATCAGAATCAAAGTGCCAGCCATTAACATTCCACTAGTTGGAAAAGTCGGAGGTTTTGAAATCGGGTTGCCTCGTATCCCTACCATTCCAGAGCTAGCTGCTGGCGGCATTATTCAGCGGAGTGGGCTTGCTTTAGTAGGCGAGGCGGGTCCGGAGCTGCTTGAGCTTCCACAGGGGGCGAAGGTCAAGCCGCTGACAGGAGAAAGCATAGACTATGACCGCCTCGAAGCAATTGCATATGCTTCGTTTTACGATGCTTTTGTTGATGCCCTGAAGACGCTTGGTAAGGGCGAACTTAGAATTAACATTGACGGCAGAACACTTGCAAGAGAAATGATACCCCGAATCATTGCCGAGAACCAGCGTCTGGGGGTGGTGATTACATGAGCAGGATATGGTTAGGTACTCCAGGGAATGAGCAGTTGTTACCAGCAATGGGCAGGCGGTTTGCGGTTGAGGACTTCGAGATTTCAAAGGAACGAAGAGCAGCCAGCGGGAGGTTAAAAAAAGAAGTAATTGACGTAAAAAAGCTATTCACGTTGGAATACAGCTTTGTAACAAATGCCATTTTGAAGCAACTGAAAGAATTGTATCAAGCCGGTATACGTAACAATCTGAACCTGAAAATCGAGCAGGAAGACGGCTCAATCGAAGAATATGAGGTTGTGTTCAGGCCATTCTCCCGCTCACGGTATTTGATAGGCGATAAGTGGTACTGGGAAGGCATCCGTATAGAGTTGGAGGAGGTATAAATATGGCAAGGGTGAGCCTGGCAAGACAGCAGCTTTCCGACACCGGCCTAACAGCAGCCTATTCCCCGGCAGCAGCGGAGGGACATGCTGTGGAGAATAACGGCAGGGTAATACT